CTCTTTGTGACATAAGTCTATTTCCCGTGTATATATATTATATAGAATAGATAAAGACTATAGGAAACCTATATACGATAAATATAAATGTTTAAGAATATAGAATATATGGCTTGCAATAATAAGGTAATAGTCTAATATTCTAACTGTAGTACTTATCATTAGATACGGAGATTCGACAATGAAACAATCAACCATTGCAATGCTTGTATTTCTAGCCTTCACTTTGTGGTCACTGGTTTTCACTGTACACGGTGAATTCCTATGCTCATTCGCTGCACTAGCTATTGCTTTCGTTAGCTGGTTAGTCGGTATCACGTTAGAGCGCGAAGCTAAGTAATTACAATTTGTCAACATTAGACTGGAGATTAGATCATGAACATCTATCAAGAAATTACCGATTCAATCATTACAGAACTAGAAAAAGGCGCTGCACCATGGGTAAAGCCATGGAATGCTCCGCAAGGCGCTGACAAGAATGTCATCAGTCAAAAGCCGTATCGCGGCATTAACAGGCTATTGCTTGCAATGGTAGGCGGCATCAAAGGCTACTCTAATCCGGCATGGGCAACCTATAAGCAATGGGAGCAACTAGGCGGAAATGTTCGCAAAGGCGAGAAAGCCGCCAAAATCATCTTTTGGTCTCAGGCTAAGACAACGAATCCAGAAGGTGAAGAAAAAGCGTATGCATTCGCAAAAGCTTATTTTGTCTTCAATGTTGCCCAAGTAGAGGGCATTGACATTGTTGCATCAGAAGATAAGCAAAATGACAACGCAAAGATAGACAATTGCGAATCTACTATTAAAGCAACGCAAGCCAAAATCATTCACGGCGGAGATACGGCTTGTTTCATTCCTAGTTCTGACGTTATCAGAATGCCGGAACTAGGTACTTTCCAGTCATCAGAGCATTACTATGCTACCGCTTTTCATGAGCTAACACACTGGACTAGCGACAAAAAGCGTTGCGACAGAGATATTTCAAAGGGTAGATTCGGTAATCCTGATTATGCTTTCGAAGAATTAGTTGCAGAACTTGGTGCGGCTTTCTTATGCTCTACGCATGGTATAGCTGGAGATTTGCGTCATGCCGGTTACATAGAATCATGGCTTAAAGCATTAAAGAATGACAACAAGGCCATATTCAAGGCTTCAGGATTAGCTCAATCAGCCGCCGACTATGTGATGAACTGCAAGGTAGCAGAGGAAACAGAACTGCTAGCCGCTTAATGATTTACCGTTGCCGGTACGGTTTACCGGCATTCCTTACTGGAGATTAGACGATGAGCAAAATAGACCATGCGCGAATTCTAAACGCTTATCTTGCGCGTTTAACGTGCTCTGACATTGAAGCGATCAACGATGCCAGTAGACAATGGGCAAGCGCCTATTTACATGGAAACAATGCGGAGCAAATGAAATGCCGCGCAGGATTCTACGCACTTGTTGCCAATGCGGTAAACAATCTCATTCAGCACGATATTGGATACATTGAACAAGTTATCAGCGAGGAAACTGACTATGCAAACCATTCTTGAAATGATCGGCGGCTTTGTTGCTTTCTTATTCTTTTGGGCATTCTTTTTTGTGTTGCTTTCTTTTTAATGGAGATTAGACAATGATTACAGATGCAAAATTGATACTAAAAATCTGCGAACTATACCGCTTAAAACAAAACGCAAAAACAATAAGCGAAACGCTTAAAGTGAGTGAATTTGCAGTTCAGCAAGTAATCAATGACTGGTATGAATAAGCCGTTTTAAGCCGTTTTTCTGTCTAGGGCTATCTGACTATCGGTAGCCCTATTTTTTCGCCCTATACGGGCATTTAGGGGATTCTATGGGCAAGATTAAAGATGCAATGATTCAAGATCAAGCGGTAGCAAGTACATTCCGGCATTTTGGCTACCGTGACGGGTTTGCTGGCAACGTTTGCTTTCCGCCGGAAACAAAACAACATCAGTCCGCTTATCTTGAAGGTTATGAAATCGGCAATGCTGATCGACAAGATGAGGCCAGGATCGCTAGGGCAGAAACCGAAACCGATTAGAGCCGTTTTAAGCCACTGTAAGGCGGTATGGTAGTCTGACTACCTATCGCCTTTTTTTCCGTCCATACGCGCCTGTATGCGCGTTTAAAGACCATAGGAGAGAGCCAATGAGCCAGCCTTCTAAAATTCGCAGCATCTTCCCGCCAGCACATCCGGCCTCGCAGCCAAGCGTGAGACCCAAAGAGAAAAGCAAGCCGACCAGCATTCTGGATCAGGACTTTGACTACACGCCAGCAGTAGAAACCAATCTGGCAACCAAGTTCAAAGCAATGGGCTTCAAAGCAAAACCCAAAAAGCCTAAGTTTGGAAAATAACAACTGCTTACTTTTTCAGCAACTATATATGCTTTTATATTGAGAAAGATAATCTTAGTCGAGTAGTACTCCGAAGGAGTAGTACTTGTATATCTATATCTTTGCAAGTCTTATGCCATATGAGTTATGCACAGGCTATGCACAGAGTTATGCACAGATAGTCTAAGACTAATTGATTGCCTGATGGAATAGTTATTATTCATTGTTAATGATTGTTGTTTTAGCTTAATGTTCCATTGTGCAATTTATGCACGACTGTAAACTTATTTACAGGTGATTAGAAACTTAAAGGGGATTAGTTATGACGTATCTGAAAGACATTAAGTTGTGCGTAGAGTGCAACTTTTATGGCAATCATCATGGGCAGAGGGATCGTTGTGTTCACCCTGCTGTTACCACCACTAGCCTAGTTACAGGCACAGAAGATTACCCTTGGTGCTTCTCTCAGCGTAATTCCATGCTGGAATCTCATTGCGGTTCTGTAGGCCGTTTTTGGACGCTGCACGAAGACTCTGCCATTCAACGCGAAAAGAAGCGGCAGGAGTTTGAAGAAGCCATGCGCGATGCGCCATTCTAAGGAGATCGCCATGACAGAAGAATTCAATCAATGGTGGAACTCCGAATCATTAACTGATGACAATCTTTACCCGCAAGATAGTCCGGCTTATTGGGCATGGGAAGGATGGCAAGCGGCTATTGAGTCAGAGCGTGAAGCTTGCGCTAGGGTGCTGGACAAGATGGCAGAGCAAGACAAGTTATCCAATTACTACAGGGTAGCGGCTTTAGCTATCCGTGAAAGAGGTGCGCCATGAATATTAAATTAACAGCAGGAGAAAAATTATGACAAGTCCTAATCAAGAAGACTTTGCACCAGAAGTCCGTAATGCAGCATGGTGGTCAGGCGATAGCCGCATGGCAGTACAAGGCAAAGCCGCTGACGTTATCTTGCAAAAGCAAGGCAAGATGCCACCGCCTGATCTTTCCGATATTCAAGAACTGCTGGATATGGGAAAAGTAATGGAGCCAACCATTGCAAGACTGTTCCAAGACAAGCACCGCATTGAATTGAAAGATGCCGATTATGCACTATCACATCCGACTGAGCCGTGGCTTCGCTCTCACTTTGACTACATCAGTGCAGATGGACAAGTACTCGTTGAATGCAAGAATTACAACATGGGCGTTATGTCTAAGTTCGACGAAGAAACAAACTTGGTTCCTGCTGTTGATATGGTGCAACTTATTCACGAAGCAGCGGTACATAACGTCAGCACGGTATATCTTGCAGTCCTGTTCGGTGGACAAAAGTTCCGCACCTTCCACTTTGAAATAACACCAGAGATGAAAGACGATCTGGTGAAGACAATGGCAGAACTATGGGGCTATGTCGCTTCAGGAACGCTGCCAGAGCCAGAAACGCTAGACGCTTGCAAGGTTGTCTATCCCACATCAACAGACCAAACCGTGATTGCTAGCGGTACGGTGGAAAAGGCCGCAGCTATCTTGCGTGAGTACAAAGCAAAGATAAAGCATTTGAAGGAAGAAGCAGAGCAGTTAGAAGTAGCGGTGAAGCAGTACATGGGTACAAGGGGATCGTTAATGAGCATTGACGGAAGAACGATTGCAACCTGGCGCAGTTCTAAGGGAAGCATGAGTTTTAACGAAACGCTTTTCAGACAGGCTATGCCAGACATTTATGAAAAGTTTGTCACGGAAACGCCAGGTTCTCGCCGCTTTTTACTTAAATGAGAGGGGGATAGCAATGGAACTACGCGATCAAATCGCAGTAGAAGCACTGAAAATATTTCTGATGAAGACTCAGATTAACAAGGCAGACGTACTAGCAAAGGATGCCTACCTAATTGCAGACGCAATGATTAAACAAAGGGAGATTAGCGATGAACCTAGTACCAGTGAGTGAAATTAAAACAATGGCAGAAGCCGTTGCCAAGTCCGGTTTGTTTGGAGTTAAGACAGCAGACGAAGCAATGGCATTGATGCTGATTGCCCAAGCAGAAGGCCAACACCCAGCGATTGCAGCAAGGGATTACCACATCATCCAAGGCAAGCCAGCACTAAAGGCAGACGCAATGCTGGCACGTTTCCAAGCTGCTGGTGGCAAAGTCGAATGGAAGGCATATACCGATGAATGTGTTACAGGGATTTTTAGTCATCCTTCTGGTGGTTCTATTACTGTGGATTGGACTATCAGTCAGGCGCAGGGTATCGGACTCGTTAAGCCAGGGTCAGGATGGATTAAATATCCTAGAGCCATGCTTAGAAGCCGGTGCATTAGCGAAGGTATTCGCGCCGTTTACCCAGGCTGTGTGGTGGGAACCTATTCCGTCGAGGAAGTTCAAGACTTTGACGATAAGCCGACAAAGGCTGAATCGCCTAAGGTCAAAGACATGGGAGCCGCCGAAATCGTTCAAGAGATTAAACAGGCAAAGGTAGAAGGTGGCAATTTTTTGCCGCTTTACATTCCAGACACAGAGGAACCATACGACAAGCCAACGGATTTAGAAGGCTGGGAGATTTCTTTCCACGATCTAGTCCACAAAATAAAGGCAAGCCAGAAGCTAAGTGACGAGAGCAAGCGTGACAAGCTAAAACGTTTAAAGGAAGTCAATCACGAAGTGATCGACAAATTAGAAACAGCAAGCAAGATGCGGGTAATCGCCGCCTCAAATTCGTTGGGGGAAATATGAAACAGCATAAGGAAGAACCAGGCAAGGGCGTTCTGTACATGAACGACAAGCGTAAGGATGGCAGCAAGCAGCCTCACTACAAAGGTGGGTTCACTGCTAGCAGAGATATATCTGCGGGTGAGTGGGTAAAGATGGCGGCATGGAAGTATGCGACTCAGGTGGGTGATCTGATTAGCATTGCTGAAGATAACTTCCAGCCTGATCCTAATTATCAGAAGCCTAAGGAGCTATCTAAGCCTAGAGAATCAAAACCATTTGATGATGAGATTCCTTTCTAATGGCAAAAATTAGCCCAACACAGAGAAGCCTGGAGTATCTGCGAGAGCAGGGATACCACGTTGAGATTGTCGAGAAGTGGAATCACTGGGCAAGGATACGCCAGGACTTGTGGGGCTGGTGCGATCTGCTGGCGCTGAAAAAGAATGAAGTGCTTGCAGTACAAGTCACAGCATCAGCAGTCGCAACCCGTATCAAGAAGATTCAGGACTCTCAGACAGTGCAGTTTGTCAGAGATGCTGGGATCAGAATTGAAGTACATGGCTGGCGACAAAACGCCAAAGGTGAATGGGTGATTAGAGTGGAGGACATATCGTGACAGTAGCCGAAACATCAATCATTGCTTACGATCAACATAAGGCACAAGGCAAGGTAGGGAGACAAGCCAAATCTCTCTTTGACTTTATGGACTTCAATGTTGATTACTCACGCAGGGAGTTAGCCAGATTTACTGGCATGGAACTTTCTTCTGTGTGCGGAAGAATTAACGAAATGATTTCGGTGGGAATGATTAGAGAGGGAGAAAAAAGAAAATGCCAAATTACTGGAAGGCTAGTCTCTCCTGTGTACAAAGATAATTTATTTTAAGGAACAACATGACAAAAATATTTATAGCCACACCGATGTACGGTGGGCAGTGCTTTGGCTTCTATGCTCAGTCGTTGATGCAACTTAACAACCTGCTACGCGACAAAGAAATACCTAGCATGATGAGCTTCATGTTCAACGAAAGCTTGATTACTAGGGGAAGGAATGCGCTGGCGCATGGCTTCATGAAGACAGACTGCACCCACTTGATGTTTATTGATGCAGACATTCGCTTCAATGCCAATGACGTAATCCCAATGATTGAGGCCGACAAGGACATTATCTGTGGCATCTACCCTAAAAAGGAAATCAACTGGGGTAGCGTCAAACGAGCAATGGACGCTGGCGTTGCTGACGATCAACTCAAGTACCACACCGGCAGCTTTGTGGTGAACCTGGTGGGTTACGCTGGGGAAGTCACTGTGCCAGTCAGTCAACCAGTAGAGATATTTAATGGCGGCACGGGCTTCATGCTGATTAAGCGTGAGGTATTTGAGAAGCTGGCTAACGCTGTTCCTGAGTACACCAATGACGTTACCGATCTGGCGGGAACGCTTGGGGCAGAGGGCATAAAAGAATACTTTGCGACAAGCATTGAGCCAGGAACGAACCGGCTTTTGTCAGAGGATTATCACTTCTGCAAACTCTGGCGAGACAATGGCGGCAAGGTTTATGCAGCACCGTGGGCGCATCTCTCTCACATTGGCAGCTATGTGTTTGAAGGTGCGCTGCTTCAATCACCGTAAGGAGAAGACATGAATCCAAATGCAGAATCGTATATGCCTGAGAACCGGCTGCTTGACCATCTACGCCAGATGGCTGGGTGCAAATCAGATGCACAGCTAGGCAAGCTTTTGGGCATCTCTAATCCAACTTTGAGCAAGATACGGCACAGCAAGAAGGCGCTGTCACCAACAGTCATCTTAACGATACATGAAAAGATGAATGTTCCAGTAGCACAAATCCGTGAACTTTATGAGGAGGGTAAGCAATGAAATACTTATTCGCGTTTTGGCTGGCAGTCGCAGCACCAATGGTTTATGCGGCTTGCACCTACAATACCTATTGCGATCAGGGGCGCTGCGTGTATTGCACTACCTGTTGCTATGGCAATAACTGCAACACTACTTGCAATTAACGAGAACGGGGCTTTCTTGCTGTCTTTGCAGAACGGACAAAGGCTTCCTTAGTCGGGTAGCCTTTTTCTCCAGGACGCTTGGGCGGCAAGCCCTTCTCACGGCGCTTGTTGATATTGTAGTAAAGACCTTTTTTCATTTCAGCCCCCAAAAGTATAAGTCGTTAGCCGTATAGTCAGCTATAAATTCATATACTTTAAATGCGCTGAGATCACATTCCCGACGTACATCTTCTTCTGTCAGGTTGCGGTAGTAATCTCCGCAGAAAGGAGCGTCATGAGGCGTTGTGCGCCTTGTGCCATGCTCTGCCCTTCCCGTCGTAGCGCAGCTAAAGAATACTAGCTTGCTTGCCATGCGTGTCATGTTTGCAAATGTTTTA